GCGTATTTCACGGATGCTATAAACCGTGGCGGCACGCTAGAGCAGGTGCGTCAGGCGCTTGCAACATCGCCGGAAAGTCAGGCGAACGTACAGAACATTTTCACGCAAAACCTGCAAAGGCCAGCTTCTGCTGAAGATGTGCAATACTTCACAAATGCAATCGCTGGCGGTGGTCTGCTGTCTGATGCGCGTCGCGATATTACAGCGTCAACAGAGGCTCAAGGGCTACTGCCTGCAACACCGCCTGTTGTTAGACCTCCTGTTGCCCCAGTTCGCCCCGGAGCATCCACAGACTACACCGGCCAAGTCAATGCACTTTTCCAGAAGGTATTTGGCCGCGCTGCTGATCCAACAGGTTTGGCATACTGGAGCAACGTATTCGCAAACGGCGCATCTGCTGCCGACGTTGAGGCCGGTCTACGCGGTTCTGCTGAAGGTCAGGGCGCAACTGGTGGAACACCACCGCTTCCAGCGGGCGTGAGGCAAGTTCCATTTGGCAGCCAAATGCTTGGTGGTAATGTCCGGCAGATGGCCCAGTATGCACAGCCTGCTGCACAAGCTGGCCCGGCAATGGGTGCGCCGTCGTTGCAGGGTTTCCTTGGCAGCAATCCAGCCGCAGCCGCAATGACGCCATTCCAGCAGCAGTTGCAGTATCAGGCAGCTTTGCCCAGCATGATCCAGCCCTTTAACCCGGCAGACATTCCCGCGACATACCAGCAAACGCTGTCGCCCACACCACGCCTCGACATCAGCTCGACGACCATCCCGTCATGGTTGCAGACGGCCATTGATGCGCAGAACAAGAAGGACGGCATCGAGGTTAGCGACCTGCAAAAGTTCAACAACGCCAACAAGGTATCCACCAACAGCGGGCTTGGTCCTGTAACACCGGGCGTAACACCGGGTGTCACAGGCAACCTTGCTGCTGGCGGGATTGATCCACGGATTATCCAAGGGTACACGCAGAACCTTGGCAGGGTAGCCGATATGCCGGGTGCGCAGTATTGGCAGGGTCTTCTCAGCGGCGGGACGCCAATAGCAGACATTTATTCTGGGATGGCTGGGACGGCTGAAGGGCTGCTGTATGCTCAAAACCAAGCTGCAAAGGCTGCTGCGGCAAACGCTGCGGTTAACGCCGGTCCAGAGTTTTAAGCCACACGTAATTCCGCAACCCTGCGGATGATGAGGAGAGCAAAATGGTATACAATGTTGATAATGCGCCCAAGTGGCTCAACGACATCTATCAGGAATGCCTGAACCGTAAGCCTGATTTGACCGGCATGTACTACTGGATTGGCGTGAAGGATGGCGGGCAGTCTGAGGCGGCGATCCGTGAAGGCATCTACCATTCAGACGAAGCTGTAGCACTTCGCAACTAAGGATAAACGACATGGCTGGCCCAACCCCTGACCAAAAGATACTCCAGCAGATAATGGAGGATCTGATTAAAAAAGGGTACAAGGTCAACCCAAAACAGGGTGAGGAGGGGGAAGCCCCTCCTTATGCTGGCCGGGGTCTTACTTATGGTAATTTAGCTCCCGTGCCAAAGCAGACGGCAGCGGCTCCAGCACAGCCTGCCCCTACGCAAACACAGCCTGCTCCTATGCAGGGTCCGGTAAATATGAATGTGATTAAGTTCCTCAACCAGTATGCTAATATGGGCGCTCCACAGGAGTATGCCGACCAATTCGCTGGTGGCGACCTGAGCAAGTTAAAGGCTCGGACCTATCGCGATGAAGAAGGCAATCCGTATAATGATTATTATATCAAAGGGCTTCTTGGAGGCTGAAAATGGCTGAAGGTTTTCTCGGTGGTCTACTCGGCGGAGTAGGTGATGCGGCTCAAGGCTTGGGCCAAGGTCTTGCAGGGCTGCTTGGTGGCGGTCAATCTGGTGGACCCTCGTCTTCCGGCTTCACGCCTGATGAAGAACGTCGCATGATGATCTCCACATTAGGCCAGCTTGGATCGACACTTCTTGCCGCAGGGCAGAAGCAGTCTCCTTCACAACGTGCTCAGTATCTTGCCCAGCTTGGCGGCATTGGCAGCGGAGCCCAGAACGACATTTACAAAGCCCGTCAGGGTGCTCTGATGAGCGCACAGATGCAAGAAAAGATGCGTGAGATGGAGCAGAGGAAGTCGCTTGAACAGTGGATGAGCGACCCTGAGAATCTCAAAAAAATCGGGATAACGCCTGAGCAGGCAAAAGTTATCGGCCCGGCAGGTGTAAGCACGTTGCTGCAAGCGAATGTGCAAAGACAACTTACGGTATCTCCTGCGCAGGCCGCTATCACTGAAGCCTTTCAGCGTTCAGCCCCTGCACCTGCATCCGCTGTCGGCGTTCCTCCATCACAGGCTGCTGTGTCTGGTCCTCAAGTTTCACCTGTGGGCACTGCCCCAACTGAAGCTGCAACGATTGCCGCACCTCCTGCGCCAAGCAATCCGCAAACTGCCACGGCTATAGCTGCATACCGTGAAGCTTTGCGCGACCCTAGAATTATAGCTGACCCCAAAAAGGTAAAAGAAATAAGCGACGCTATTATTGCCCTAGACCCCACGGCTGCTGAATACCAAAAGGAATATGCGAAGGAGGTAGGAAGCGCACAAGGGAAAGAGCGGGCGTCTGCGCCGAAAGCTCTGGAGACGGCAAGTAGAATGTTGGGGCAAATTGATGCCGCCATAAATCATCCCGGCTTATATCTTGGAACTGGTGTTACTGCGCTTTCGCAAAACATACCTAGCACAGCTATGCGAGATTTCCGTTCAAGAATAGCAGAACTAACCGGCGGCACGTTCTTGCAGGCTTACGAGTCGCTTAAAGGTACTGGTCAGATTACAGAGGTTGAAGGCAAAAAAGCGACAGATGCAATATCTCGCTTGGGCGATCCTTATGTCGCAACGAAGGATTACCGGAAGGCTCTCAATGACTTGAGAAGTGTTGTTGAGGCTGGTCAAGCAAGGGCTGGAAAGCTTATTGGCACGCCCACTGCCGCTCCGGTAAGAGAACAAGAGAAGCCAAGGGTTCGTCGCTATAATCCTGAAACCGGAACTATTGAATAGGACGCAAAGATGGTTCAGCTGATTGACGTTCCCGGACAGGGCCAAGTAGAGTTTCCAGACAACATGAATGATGAGCAGATCATTTCCGCAATACGCGGTCTTTCTGCTCCAGTAGTTGCTCCGGCAGCACCTATTCGTTCTGAACCATCATCTATGGCTGGTATGTTGCCCGCTGGCGCGGAAACAGCTCCGACCGAGGCTAGATCACTGCCAGAACAAGTAAGGCAAATTGGGTCTGGAGCTGCTAAGTCGTTAGATGATTTAGCTCGAAGCATTGCTTCTGGGGCAACCTTCGGATTTGCAGATGAGCTGGCTGCTGCCGCTACTGCCGCTACTGGTGTCGGAGCTCAAAAACCGGGCGCAACAAATTATCAATCTGCACTAGCCGCAGAGCGTGAGCGAAATAAACAAATATCTCCATATGTTTCAATTCCGGGCGAAATCGCTGGTGGACTTGGAACAGGGTCTGCCCTTGGTCGTGCTGGATTGACGCTGCTTAGGCCGCAGATGCCGCTTCCGGCTTCATCTATGATTGCCAGAGGCGCAGGCGAGGGTGCTATATATGGCGGTCTTGCCGGAGCTGGCGCTGGAGAGAACGTAGAGGAACGCATACTTGGGGCTGGTCTTGGCGCAACGCTTGGGGCTCCACTTGGGGCCATAGGTGGTGGACTAGCTGCACGCGCAACCAAGCCTGCTGCGCCAGCAACTGTTGCTGATCTGGAGCGTGAAGGCAGTGCTGCGTATACGGCTGCAAGAAGTGCTGGCCTTGAGATAAAGCCTGAAGCTACCGCCAACCTTGCGAAGACAATCAGGGATGCTGCGGAGGCGTTTGGCTATGATCCAAAACTTCAACCAAAGGCCAGCGTTGCTTTAGGGCGGGTAGAGGATTTGGCTAATAAGGCGGCGACGCTTGATGATCTTGAGAATGTCAGAAAGATTATGCGCATAGCCGCCCAGTCTCCAGACAGGTCTGATCGCGCACTTGCAAACAGGATGATTAAGTCTCTTGATGAGTCTGTCGTCGGCATAGGCGCTGATGATATTCTTGCTGGCGACAAAGATTTAGCTGTTAGTGCGCTAACAAGCGCAAGGTCGCTTTGGGCGAGAAAGTCTAAGGGCGAAACCCTTGAGGGTTTGATTTCTCGCGCCGAAGATAGGGCATCGCAATATAGCGGAGCTGGATTTGAAAACGCACTTCGGACAGAATTTCGTAATTTTGCGATGAGCGACCGGAAGATGCGCGGCTTTAATAAGGATGAACAAGAAGCAATTCGGGCTGTCGGCAAAGGAAGCCTCACAGATAATGCTTTGCGTTTCTTGGGCAAGTTTGCACCTCGCGGTCCCGTGGGAACTGGTGTTGCTGGAGGTATTGGCGCGGTTCTTGGTGGTGGCCCCGGAGCAGTAGCGGTACTTGGAGCGGGTGAACTTGGGCGGCAAGCAGCAACCGCTGCAACACTAGGACGCGCGCAGCGAGCAGCAGAAATGATGAGAGCAGGGGCGGCGCAATCAAGACGGCAGCTTACCCCACTTGAGCTGCAAGCACTTCGCGGTTCTGCCATAGCTCCTACAGCAGCCTTCCCCGGCGGTCTCTTATCTGAGCGGTAAAAAATAATCCCCGCTTTCTGTAAAAGGCACTTGCGCTCTTTATAGAAAGCGGGCATATTTCCTTCGCCAACTGATTTGCGGAGGAGAGCCCGTGATAAAGGTCATCAAGAACGAAGATAAGACATACACCCTGACCTATTTTGATAAGGTCATTGGTTACGTCAATCGCTGCCGTCTCAACACTGATAACTCGCGAATGTTCCGTGCGGCTTCTGTCCACGGCCAGCTTGCCTATGCCAAGACTTTGGGCGGGGCAAAGCGCAGACTGCTGGAGATGCACCATTGAGTATTTATGAGTACTTTACAGAGCACCACAGGCCCGTTGCACGCTCAAAAGCCACAGCACGGCCCACTGTAATCCCAGTGCCAGAACCAGTTAAGCCGCCATTATTTGGCATGCCTTCGATGTCAAATGAATCAAGGCAGTTCGTGCGCAATGTTCTTGTCAGGGAAAAGATGGTTTGGGGCGATCTTGTTGCCCGAGATCGTAGACTGTTCAAGGTTTACCTACGGGCAGAAATCTACGTTTTCCTTAATGATCGTGGATGGTCATTAACGCAAATCGGAAACCTGTTTAAGCGACATCACACTTCAGTCCTTCACGCCATACGCAAACAGAGAGCAAAATAATGGACAACATCCAGAACGTACTAACGGAACGCGCCCGCACACATGGTGACTTTGAGCATGTGGCGAAGATGTCGCAAAACCTGAAGCACATGATGAAATCGACACGGGCGTTTGAAGACCTTGATTATTACATGGCCGAGTCGCTGGAGCAGATGGCCATGAAGATCGCCCGCATCCTGTCTGGCAATTGCTTTGAGAAGGACCATTGGCAGGACATTGCCGGGTATGCCGCGCTGGTCGTCAGGCAGATTGAGCGTGTCGAGATGGAGCGCATGATAACTGAGCAAGTGGGTGAGTCTAACAACTGGGCGAATAAGCTGCCCGCAGTGGATGCGCCGGAGGAAGCGTGATGGAACTCAACAGCGCACAGGTTTTGCAAATCCTGCGGGATAATCTCTACGGCAACAACGGTAAAATGGTCATCGACCGCGACACTGTGTTGAGCATGTTCAACTGCGTCAAAGACCTGACTAACAGGGCCATCAGGTTTGAGTGCGAACTGGCGACGGCACGCGATGATCGCTACCGGGAGGGGTTGCGGCATTCAAAGACAATAACAGAGTTTCGGAATGCCTTGCGCAAATATGCCTGCGATTGCGAAGAAACCTGCGAACCTGAAAGCGCGGCTGCCGACATATATTGCGGCTGGGAAGCCAAGCAGATCATGGCAAGGTACGAATAGGAGGATGAGATGGGGATCGAACCGTTTACCAAAATCACAGACAAACTTGATCGGCGTGATGCACTAGACGCCTATGCAATCGCAGCATTTGCAGGCTTACTATCTCATGCACCGGGTACGCCGTCGAAGATTGCAGAGGCAGCATGGTGTTATGCAGAAGCGATGATTGTTGAGTGGGAGAAGCGCAGATGAGGTCGCATGACATGACAAGAGACGAACGCCGTCGCCTGTATATGAACAGCAGGCAAGACAACAGGATCATCAGCCTACCGCATAACAAGGTTTACTTTGTGCCAGCGCAGAAGCTGATGACGCCGGAGCAGGGCGACCGGGCGTTGCGCATATACCGTAATGAGCTGCGACCGAATTTCAGGTGATACATGGGCGGCACCGAGATCAAGGATGAGCTGGGCAAAGTGTACGGGCGGCTAACGGTTATCAACCGCGAGTATCCCAAGAGAACATTCTTGCAGCGTCACAGGGCAATTTGGCGGGTGCGATGCTCATGTGGGAATGAGATGACTGTTAGCGGGAACCTGCTCCGGCAGAGGTTGTACAGAGAGTGCGGTACTTGCGCTCAAGCGTGGGGGAAGAAGAATGACTGACGATCTCGTGAGGCGGCTGCGTGGGTTAGCGGGGCGGACTGTTGACCTGCCTACGCATTATGAAATGACAGAAGCCGCCGACCGCATTGAGGAACTGGAAGCGGCGCTGCAAAAGATTGCGCAGCACGACATGCAGGCGATTGCAATGGATGCTCTTCGCCCCGGCGAACGAATAAGGGGAGAAGACAGATGACTGACGATCTTGTGAAGCGGCTGCGACGCGATCTTGCATCGGGACTGAGCGCCAGCATTGGGGATACGGAGGAAGCAGCCGCCCGAATCGAAGAACTACAGGCGGCGCTTTATGACATGATGCAACTGCT